GCGTTCCTGGTCCTCGTGGTGGCCGTGAAAATCGGCGGGTACGCCACAGCGATCTATCCCACACCGTTCAAAGGCGTCGAACTCGCCAGGCTCGGCGATCTCGCCCTCTTCAATATTGTGGTGCTGGTTCTCATGCTCGAGCGGCGTATTCGCGAGACCGGCTTCGGATTCCTGCCCACCCGAAACGACTGGCGGATCGGCGCGCGGAACTATCTCTACTTCCTTCCCGTGGGTGTGACCCTCGGTATCCTGTTAAAGGCCGGGCACCTCGTCAAGCCATCGGACCCACTGAAGCTGACGCTGTACTTCCTGGCCTTCCTGTTTGTACTCACGCTCGCCGAGGAGTTCATCTTCCGCGGCGTGCTCCAGCAGTGGATCGAAGACTGGACCTGGAGCCGGCCCACGGCGCTTGTCCTCACCTCGATCCTCTTCGGCGGAGTACACCTCTGGTTCCGCCACTTTCCCAACTGGCAATGGGTGATTATCGCCGGTACGCTCGGCTGGTTCTGTGGCCGCGCCCGCAATCAGGCCGGCAGCATACGCGCCGCCGCCCGCCGACTTCCTGGCGCTGCTCTTCTCGCGGCTCCCCGGCGAGCAGGACGACCCCTACAAGGCGCGTATCCAGCTGGCGCCCGAAGCGTTCAGTGTGGCCGGACCGGCCAGCGCCTATCGCTACTATGCACTTTCGGCCGCCAACACGCTGGCCGATGCCAGTGTCACCAGTCCCAGGCCCGATAATCTCCGCGCGCTGATGCTGGGTGTGCTGGACGATCACGGCGCCGATGCCGGGCTGGTCGCCGCCGTGACCGCCGCCCTCGATGGCGCGATCTGGCCAGGCACGGTCGTTGTGTCACTGCTGTCCAGCCTGGGCGATGGTTCGGCCAGCGACGACGAGATCGAAGCGGTCGAACTTGCTGTCTCTGCAGACGAAGACGTGCGCCCGCTCACAGATTGGCCGCAAGTGCGCTCGGCCGAGATCATCGATTACGAGATCGATATCGACCTGGTGCTGTTTAGCGGACCGGACGAGACCATCGTGCTCGCTACCGCGCAGGAAGGGGTGGAGGCCTACAAGGCGGCCTCGCGCAAGCTGGGCCGGTCGATCACGCGCGCCGGGCTCTATGCCGCTGCCGTGGTGGCCGGTGTGCAGAATGCGCTGATCAACAAGCCGGCCGCCGACGTGGCGATCGGCAAGACGCAATGCGCCAATTGCGTGGGCACTGCAGTGAGGATCGCCGGCCGTGTCGAGTGACAGCCTGCTCCCGCCCAACGCCACCCCGCTCGAAGTCGCGCTCGCGCGCCTGGGCCTGCGTTTCCAAGACATCGACCTGCCGATCGAGCAACTGTGGGACCCTTGGGCGTGCCCGGTGGCCGTGCTGCCCTGGCTGGCCTGGTCGCTCTCGGTCGAGAAGTGGGATGCCGAGTGGAGTGAAGAGCAAAAGCGCGCCGTCACCGCGCGCGCGATCGAGGACCAGCGCCGCAAGGGCAGCGTCACTGCGGTGAAGACCGCGCTGGCCGGGATCGATGCGCTGGCCACGCTGGTGGAGTGGCACCAGGCCAGCCCGCGCGGAGTGCCACACACCTTTGCCGTGCATCTGCCCGCGATCGGCGCCGATGGCCCGGACGGCGGTCCGCGCGTTTCGGCCGCGACCACCGCGCAGATCATCGCCGATGTCGTGCGGGTCTCGCCCGCGCGCGGCCACTTCGACGTGGTGATCGACCTTGCCGCTGGTGTCGCAACCGCCGCCACCGGCGCCGCGCGCGCCGCGCTTTATCGCCGCGCCAGCGCCGGCCCCGACACCAGTGGCACCGATTGGGCCGCGCTGATCACCGACGAGATCGGCGAGCCCCTGACCGACGATGCCGGCCAATATCTCGATGGGAGTGCCTGATGACCGCGCTTGTCCTGCAAATCACCAACGCCGGCCGCGCGGCCATGGTCGACCCGGCCGGCGGCGGCACGCGCACCGTGCGCATTGCTGCGGCCGGGTTGACCCAGGCCGTGTTCGTGCCTGCGCCCACGCTCGAGGCGCTCCCCGGCGAACTCAAGCGCATCGCGACGGTTTCCGGCCTGCCGGTGGCGCCCGATACCGTGCATCTCACCCTGCGCGACAGCGGGACCGATGCCTATGCCGTGCGCGGGTTTGGGCTCTATCTCGAGGACGGCACGCTATTCGCCGTCTACGGCCAGGCAGAAGCAATCCTCGAAAAGGCAGCGGCGGCCACGCTCTATCTGGCCGTCGACTGGACGCTCGAGGCACGCGATGTGGCGGCGATCACGTTCGGCGACACCACATTCCTCAATCCGCCCGCGACCGAAGAGGTTGCCGGCGTGGCGCAGCTGGCGACGGTTGCCGAGGCGCTGGCCGGCCTGGTCGCCGACAAGATCATCACGCCCGCCACCATGGCGCAGGCCCTGGCCGGCTATGTCAACGCGGCGCAGCTGGGCGCGGCGGGCGGGGTGGCCACGCTGGGCGAAGACGGCAAGCTGGCGCTCGAGCAGCGGCCGGCCATCGACCTGATCGACGTGTGGCCGGTGGCCGACCAGGCCGCGATGCTCGGCAAGGCCGACGCAACGGTCGGCGATTTTGCGGTGCGCGCCGACAATGGCCTGGTCTATGTGCTGCAGGCCCTGCCTCCCAGCACGCTGGGCAACTGGCTCGAGATCTCGACGCCAGCGCCGGTCTCGTCCGTCAACGGTAAGACCGGTGCGGTCGTGCTCAATCCCGGCGATGTCGGCGCGGTGCCCGCTGGGCGCAAGGTCCAGACCGGCGGCGGCTTGCTCGGCGGCGGTGGCACGCTGGCTGGCGATCTTACCCTGACGCTTGCCCCCGCCAGCGCAGCCGAAGCTGCCGATGGCGCGATCGGCAACAAGGTCGTCACCCCCGCCAGCCTCGCCGCGATCCTGGCCACGCTGGCGGCCAAGGCCAATGGCGCGGCGACCGTCTCGGCCGGTGGTCTGCTATGGGGTGGCGGCGCACTGTCGGGCAATCCCACCATCGGTCTCGATGCCGCGTCCCCGGCCGAGATCCTCGCCGGCACTGGGGGCAACAAGGCGATCACGCCCGCTGCACTGGCGGGCTTGCCCAAGAGCCTCACGCCCAACGGGTTCTGGGCGTTCCCCGGCGGCCTCAAGTTGATGTGGGTGCAGGTGCGCCAGGTTATCGGCACCGAAACCCTGTTCACCGTCACTTATCCCGACAGCTTCAACACCTTTGTCGTGCCGCTCTCGGCCACCGCCTGGAACGCCAACTATGGCAGCGCGCGCGACTTGTGGCTGCAACTGGTGGGCGAGCCCGGCCTCTCTTCCTGCACGGTCCAGACCCAATCCGACGATGGCCAGAACATGCGCATCGACGGCTTCAACGTCTTTCTTCTCGGGGTGTGACAATGTCCGAAGTCTATTACAGCGCCGCGCGGCGCGGTTTCTTCCACGCCGCCACGCACCCGACCTTGCCCGACGATGCAGTGCGCATCTCCCGCCTGCGCCATCGCCAGCTGCTCGACGCCCAGGCGCAGGGCCGCACGATCGTGGCCAACGACAAGGGCCGCCCCGTGCTGGCCCCAATCGTGCCGCCGAGCCTCGAGCAGCTGCGCGCCCAGGCCAGCGCCTCCGTCAATGCCGAAGCGAGCCGCCGCATCCTCGCTGTCGCCACGATCGAGCGCCAGACCAACGACAACGCGCTGATCGCCCAGGCCGCGCTCGCCGCCGCGACCGGAACGCCGGCACCAGCGGGCCTTGCCGAAGCGCTGGCCCGCCGCGCCGCGATCGACGCGATCCGCGCCGCGTCCAACCGCCTTGCCGCCACGATCGCGCAGATGCCGGCGGCAAACCTCAACGATTACGATGCCACGGCCGATCGGCTGTGGGTGGAGGACTGACCCATGGCCAAGATTTCAGACCTTCCCGAAGTCGTCGATCCCGACGGCACCGAAACTGCCGTAGTGCTGAAGGCCGGAGCTGCCCACCGCGTGCCAATGCAGCCGCTTGTGGAGGCTGCGGCCAGCGGGGTGCTCGATCAGGCAGAAGTCCTGCGCGACGAAGCCGCTCAACAGGCGCAGCTGGCCAATCGCTACGCCAATAGCAACAGCAACGTCGACATGCCGGGCGCTGCACCAGGAGAACGCGGGGCCCAATACTGGATGTCGGTTGCGGCTGCTTGGGCAGCAAGTGCCATCAACGCAGTGCGCGGCGTTGCGGATGGAGCTCGGGTTTACACAGGTTCCGGTTCTGTGCTGCCCCTTTTCACCTCCAAAGGTCCGGGCGGTCGGCAATGGGCTCTAGGCTGGGATAGGGCCGTCGGCGCGTTTGTCGCGTATGTGAGGATCAAGGGCAGCGAATTTTACAACTCCGTGGCGGATGCGCCGGTAATTCAGAAGGGAATGCAAGGTATTCGCACCTTCACCGGTGCGGGCAATATTCCCCTGTTCACCCTCAACCGGCGCGAGCTTTTCAGCTTCGACCGCGCGCGCCAAAAGCCGCTCTGGCATGGCGGATACTGGCCTTCGCGCCGCACGGGCGCCGGGCTGACGCAATGGCGTGCCGCAGTTGCCCAAGTCAGAGCCGGAACCGGCAAGGCCAAGGTCATGATGCAGGGCGATAGCTACTGCGAAATTGCGACGATCCCTGCGGCTGTCGCGAGTATCTTGCGCCCCAAATATGGCGACATCGGCGGGGGCTGGATTGCCGTTCAAGGAGCGGGACCTCTGGATGCGGCAACGTTCGCCACGTCTGCCGGGTGGACCATATTCGATGATGCGCAAGGCGCCACCATCCTCGCGTTGCCGACAGTAGGCGTGTCGTTTGATGGAAAAGTCATCTACACCACGGCCACCGATCAGACCGCGACATGGACGTTCACCGGCACCGAGTTCCGGTTGAACTACGGCAACAAGGTAGCGGGCGCCTTTCGCGTCCGCGTCGATGGCGGCGCTTGGACAACGATCACCAGCGACGCCACCGGCACGAATGGCGTCTACACGCGCACCGGACTATCTGCCGGTGCCCACACGGTCGAATTGGACACCAGCGTCAACACCGGCACGGCGGCGATCTATGGCCTCTACTTCACGAA